CATCGCCAAGGGCGGCATCACCTAAAAAAACGACATCATCGCCAAGGGCGGCATCACCTAAAAAAACGACATCATCGCCAAGGGCGGCATCACCTAAAAAAACGACATCATCGCCAAAGTCGCCTAAATCAGGTAAAGGTAAAGAGGGGTTGGGAGGTGGAGGTTCAATAACTTGTCGTCATAAAAAAAATTCACCACGAAAAGTAAAACGTTGTGCCTCAAAAACAAAACGTTATCCAAAATTAAGGTGAAAAATCTATAAAAAATAAGCTAATATATTCATACACCAAGCATAATTCTAATAATCTATATTTTATAGTTATTTAGAGAAATAACCATAAGATATAATAATTCTCAACCTATCTCAAAATACTTTTCTTTCTTTAGATAAATGAATAAATATAACCTAATTCCTGTTTTGATTCCTTTTCTTTTGTGCGCATGCGTTACTGCATTACCCATAGATGTCGCACCAAAATATGCTACAAGGTTTACTCCGCGTGACGTAAATATTCTTTCTTTAGGTGACTGGGGTTCTGCTTCTCTGGGTGGTTATCATTTACGTAACGCCGAAAGTACAGCATACGCTATGAAAATATATGCTTCAGAATATAAACCAAAACTCGTATTAAATACAGGCGATAATTTTTACTACTGTGGGATTCAAAATACGAGCGATCCTCAAGTCAGCTCCGACTATGTGGAATTGTTTGGAAACATTGGTCTGCCTTGGTATAATGCTCTGGGTAATCATGATTATGGTTTTAATCCTGCAGCACAGTTAGAGCTGAATCAAAGTATCCCATATTGGATAATGGATGATAGGTATTATCATCGTCGCGTAGTATTTAACTATAGTGATAGTGGTAGTGATAGTGATACAATCCAAATTCCTTTACATATTATTGTTTTAGATACGAATCCGTGTGTAAATGACTACAGGGGCGATGACCGTGCAAAATGGGACCCGTGTAGTATCCAGTATCCTACTTGCTCACCTGTAATCGGCGAATGTATGTTTCATCAAAATATTATCGAACAAGACTGCAAGACGCAACTTGACTGGTTCAATGCGACTTTGGAAAATATAGTTCCCGGTGAATGGGTGTTTGTAATTGGACATCATAAAGCGGACGAAATAGACGCTGAAGATTTTCAGTCTATATTAAATAGCAATCGTGTTCATTTGTATCTAAATGGACACAATCATAACTTGGAACATTATTCCATAGACGGAGAATCAAAATACGTAACAACGGGGGCTGCGGGTATGGTAATCATTGGGTCAAGGGTTAAACTACACGATGAGTCGACTGTGTTCAAATATGAAAAACACGAAGTAAGAAGCGTTTGGAGTAAAATCGTCACCGGATTTACCTCACATACGTTCATAGATAAAGGAACAAAAGTACGAACTGATTTTTGGGACACAAGTCAGCATATACTTCATTCATTTACCACTAACATGACGTTAGCATGATGTTATTATTAAATAATAAAAATGTATAATATACAATTTTATTACTATACAATTTTATTACTATATTATTATATTATTATCAAGACAACTATACCGTTTATGTATCCTAAACAGAACTAAAAAGCTTATTCATATTTGCGACCTCCGGTTTATTTTCACAGTCGATAAAAAGCGTCTTTATAATTTCGTTATCTCTAAAACGAATTGTATATGTTTGTTGTAACTTATTTCTTCCAACGCGACCCATTGCCTGAATCGTTTTTTCTTGCGTCATATTGCTCAAATCTTTACTAATATATCCATGACAGAATTGATAATTCGTACCATATACGTAGTCAGATGAAGCAATTATAATATACAGTTTTTGATTTTGCGCCAGCTCTTTCATTATTTCATTGTACTTTACATTGGTATGGTTTGTTATAGCACCAATACCCATAAGTAACAATATCTTCCAATGATTGTCTATCTGAAGTAACATAATTTTTTCTACCACACTTTCGTCTAAGTTGGCTGAAAATTCATTCTTATATACATCTCTTTTCGTCCAGCGCATTATATGTTCTAACTTATTGGGTACAAAAATATCACTTAACGCTATCCTTTTTACATTCGATCTTATCATATCTATAATTTGTTGCTTTTCTCTTATTTCTCTAGTATCTACAACCACGCTGCCCCCACCTGTCCCTTTATTCTTTGTACCATCTTTACAACTATCTTTTAACTTCTCTTTTTCTTCTTCTATGCTTTGAATTTCTTTTTCTAATACATCAATCTTATTTGATAGTACATTGTTATGTTCAATAGCACTCATTAAGTCATCGATAACTTCAGCAGGAATTTTAGAATTTTGAATTGCAAATTTTGCTATTTTTTCAACATCATTTGTTAAAAAAATCGTCGGTCCATCAGTAAGCGTATGTGCGTCGTTGGTCGTAAAATAAATATTCGATTCGTGCAACTTAACGCGTTTAGATTTCATTTTATTAAAAATTTCATTCCATTTATCTGGTAAAATATTTTTAAGAAGTGTCAAATAATATAACTTTATATTTGTCATAGTAATCTCCATAACATCGGAAAAGTATCTTTCCAATGAATACCTACCATTTGTATAGAATTTTTCATCGTTTACAAATATTATAAACTTTATTATCTCATTCAAATCAAAATATCTTAACAGCGTTTTATAATTACTACAATGTTTGGCCGATTTCAATACATCTTCATACGACTCGAAAAGAAAATGAGGTAAGTCAACATACCCATCTTTATTTACTATCGGAATGGATTTGGAGCAGTCGTGGCTTACAATAGATACAACATCTGCTCCAATAAATCTTGCCTTGAAATCTAAAATAGTTGTCTGAATTTCATTCTCGTGTGGAAGTGTCGCCGATGATAGCACAACATTCGGTATTTGATTTTCGGTCCAGTTTTTCTTTATTATTTTATGAAATTCGTGTTCACTATAGTCCAGCGAAATTGTAGGTTCGTCAAAGTACGTAATTATATTATTAACACTATTAAACGCTTTCATATACAACATTGCGTGAATATAAGATTTAATATCACATATCATTATTTCTACTTCATCTCCCACCGTATTATCTACCTTACGAATGCGACCGTTTTTATCGCGCGTTGCTTCTTTTGCAGCATAATAATGCAGCCTAATATCACTAACACTATTGCATCCAAATGCAAATGCTATTTTTTTCATCGCGCTTATCGCAGATTTCGCCAATGCAAGACCGACGTGTCTAGCAGCACATACAAAAATAATTTTATATTTTTTCGTAATATATCCCCCAACAGATAAATCGGGATTCGGTATACTAAATTGTTCCGATAAACCAATTGGTGTAAGAGTTTTACCCGTACCCGTTGGTGCAATATATAATATAAGTTTTGGGTTAGCATTTTTGCAAATAGTGAATATCTGTTTTTGATGTTCGTATAACGAAAAGTCTTGATACTTAAATAAATATTCATTTTTTTCAATAAAAGTATAAGAATGTTTAAGAAATGTTTTTATTTTGAAATCATTTTCATATTTTTCTAAAATATTTTCTACAAACCGGATAACATAAGTATTCAAATTTTCTATTTCATTATTTTTCATAAACTTTAAAGTATAATAATAATAGTACCAATTCGCCTTTTTGTCTTGATAGTATTCTATTAACTGTTCAATAATTTCTAGTAAAATGAATTCATAAATTTTATCATTGTTTTCTTGAAAATTATTATTTACTATTCTCATCTCATCTATTTTTTTTATTTTTAAATTTTTATTTTTTCCAATTATCTCTTCGCAATTGAAACCGGTATACTCGTATTCTTCGCACATTTCTTCTATCCTTTTTCTAAAATATTTATTAAATAAAAATACCATAATTTCTTCTGTAATAGATGTCTTTAAAACACCTATGATAGACTTTGCTGTATTATATTTAATATTTACATTTGAAAACCCCTTTTTAATTAAATTAAGAATTTCGATTTCATCTTTTGATTCAGGTATTTCCATGTAATCCCATTCCGCCTTTGATAATTTCTTTTGATATAAGTCGATATGTATATCTACATCTGGTTCTGGTTCATTTTGTTTGTCATGTTTGTCATTTACAATTATATTTTCTACACTTTCCTCTTTTTCTCCTTTTTCTGTCATTGTCGTCTTGCAATTAATAGTGGTGCGTAAATAAATTATATGTCTGAGTGGTTAATGCTATGTAGGTGTCGTTATATAAATTTAACAAGATATATTTAACCTACTTTAATATATTATATATAAGTTTATATATTTGAGTATGTAAAATTGAAAGAATATATTTAGTATATTATAACAGAAATGACGTTACCCTTTTCTCAAAACACAACTATGACCGACAACCTTACACAATCATCCACAACGCTTGCTCTTCCCAATACATCTTCGGTCTCGTCGCCGCTAAGTGTCGCCCCTGTAATTATAAGTTTTGATGGAAATATTGGGTCAGGAAAATCGACAAAAGTGAAAGATATTGAAGAATATTATAAAGCCCAAGGTAGAGACGACATTATCTTTATTCAGGAACCGGTTGACTCTTGGAACTCGGTTGTAGATGAAAACGGCGTTACCATTCTTTCCAATTATTATAAAGACCAGAAAAGGTTTGCATTCAGACTTCAGATGCTTGCATATATTTCAAGACTATCGCTTCTGCGCGATGCAGTAAAAAAAGGTTATAAGTATATTATTACCGAACGATGCGTTGGAACGGACAGAAATGTGTTTTCAAAAATGTTATACGATAAGGGCGATATCGAACACGACGAATATACTATTTATAAAAAATGGTATGAAGAATTTATTAGCGATGTACCAATCGGAGCAATTGTCTACATAAAGGCATCCCCAGAAACATGCTTAGAACGCGTAAATATTCGCGCGAGAGAAGGAGAAAATATCCCTCTCGATTACTTGAAAGAATGCAGCAAGTATCATGATGAATGGATTGATAACGAGAGTGTCCCCAAACTAGTTATAAATGCCGATATAGACTTGAAAAATAATCCCGAAGAGAATTTGGTAGTACTAGAACAAATCGATGCATTTATTAACTCTTTATAGAGATTTGCTGTACTTATTACGCTTACTACACTTATTATACTTATTACCCATTTTCTATATATTTAACGTCGAATATTCTCTGTGACTTATATTTTAATATGTCAAGTTCTTTGCTAGTCGTCGGAAACAGTTCGTTACCATATATATCTTGCAGTAGTAGCCATTCAAACATTCCTCCGACATATATATATACATTCGTAAATCCTAGACCAACTAACTGTTCGTATTTTTTATAAGTCTTATCATCGTTACAGTTTCTACCATATATTATAATATTTTTACTTTTTGTTTTTTTTATGATAGAATTTATAACTTGTTCTTCTTGTTCTATTTGAATTGTATTTTTTATTAGACATTTTTGCATGTTCGCGTCTAACGTATTTATTATTATATAATTTTCTGCATTACTACAGTTACACGCTTTTTGCATATCTTCACAATTTATTTTTCTTATTGATAATGTATTACCCATTATTTATATTAAAATTTTATTTCTAATAATAAAAATACTGTAATTATATTTTTATTATATTTTTATGTTTATGTTTTTTAATTTATTATAACCCAATAAATCATTTATCCATTTACTTATTTACTTATTTATCGATTTACCGATTTACTTTAACTAAAATTTACTACAATTTCTACTTTTTCTTTTTTAATGCTTTTAGTAGCTGAAATAGACAACTCTTCTCGTTTTTTTCTCGTCTTGTTATTTATATCCCCCGTAACGATTCCATCACTCGTACTATTATTGTCACCATCATTCATATCGGCAATCGTAGATTCCGTAGATGCACTAGATACCGAAGAATCGGACAACGATTTGCTCTTTGAAGTACTATTTCGGTTATTCATATCTTTTTCAATATTTGAATAATTCTCTTCTATAAAATGGATTACATTGTTTTCTAGAGCCCATTTGAAAAAATTTAGTTGTCCGATAGTTGTCTGAATATATTTACCATCTTTATATGGAACTGTTATTCTTTCCCATCTACAAAAAGGATCAAATCTTTTCTTAGAATATGCTTTTAACTTTAACTTATAATCTACATATACTTTAAAGCGACGCTCAGTGTTAGGTATCTCATAAACAGTATAATATTTTTTTGCATAGTTCGTCGCAAACCAGTCTATTATTCGTAGGGAAATCTTCGACTCCCCGTTTATAATTCGCAACATATAATCCATATTATTGCTCTCTTCGTAAAATTTTAAAAGATTATTTAATAAAAGATCATTCTGGGTTGTATAATTTGAGTATGCGGTACTAGAAGACATTTTTAATATTATTTATCTTATTTATTTTTTATTTGTAATTAATAAAACAAAGTTCATTTTAAATGCTTTTTGCGTAAATTAAAATTAAGTAAAATATTTACACATATTTACACATATTTACACATATTTTTAGATACACGCATTATACTATATTATTATCCTGTCCTTTTTTTATAAACCTCATTTGTTTACCTAGTTTAAACCTATTACTATCCATCGTGCCTCTTCTTATGTTACAGTCTAAGCATGCAACAACTATGTTACCATTATTGTGCCCATAGTTATTATCGATCCTGTCAATCGTCCACTGCGTCTTTGATAATACCTCATTATATATAATATGACATTTTTTCTCACAATAGTAACATTTTAACTTACAACCAGTTAACTCCGATAGTACATGCTCCGTATCTATAAATTTATCTTTTTCATACAGTTCTTTTTCTATGTCTTGTTGTTTATATCCACTTATCTTCTTCTCTATTTCTTTTATGAATATCTCACGGTTCTCTAGCGGTCTCACGTCCATATAAAGTTTATTTACTACAGACACTTGCTCATCATGATTCTCGTAAAATGTAATTAGCTCTTTTGGAAACTTTTTCATTGAATTTCGTTCACATATCATATCGGGATTTTCTAAAGTTTTTATTTTATCAGTATTTCTTTTTCCCGTTATTGAAATAGATTTCATATTTATATATCATAAATATAACAAATAGAAAAATAGGTTAAACTTTACTTTATATGTAATATATATAAAATGAATAAAGAAATGAAAGACCTTAAAAATATAAAATATAAGTCAATGCTTTTAAGTAATAATAATTATAATAATTTAAGTCCGAGGGATACCAATGATGTAAATAATATTAACGACTTTCTTGAAAAAGAAAAACAAACACACACAAACGAGCTTTGGAGTAAACTAGATAAAACAATAAAAATGCAAAAAATTCGTATTTTTGTTGATGACTATTCAACGATTAACAATCTTACATCAAAAGAGTCGAAAACTTTGTTATCTTTTTTAACAACGGGTCTTGACCAAAAAAGATTATCAAAAGCAAAAGATGTTATGTATGATCGTGAAAATGGTGTTATAAAATCGATACCTTGTCTTTTATTTAATCAAGTAAGTCGTAAGTTTACATTAAAAAGATGTGAAAAACGACAGTCTACATTGAAATCTCTTCCTCCTAAAAAGGTTAATAAAACAAGAGACAATAAAGCAGCAAAAAATCTTGTATTACCTGGTGCACCACTAAATATTATAATTAGTTCACATAGCTCAAGAAATAATTCAAATAATAATAGCGATGATGATACCAAGTAGTGGGCTGTGAGTGATGAGTAGCACGTTTCACATTGTTTTATAATTATTAGTCTATTATTATTGAGTTACTAGTGTTATTTTACATCTAATATAAAATTGATACCGACTTAGAAATATCTACTTATTTATACTAACAACCATTAAACCACTATCACAGCTATTTTAACTATTATAACATTTTAATATGACACACGTCGAAACACAAACTGATGATATTTTAATAAACGGTGTACCCCTGAACGAGTTTATTAAAAATTATATCAATGAAAATGATCCATCTGTTTGGGATTTTATGCAAAATGAAGATGACGACGAACACGACGACGAACGCGACAATGAAGATGAAAGTAAAAATACAGACAAAGGTTCTAGCTCGGCTGGTTTATTATCCGAAAAAGATATACAAGACCTGCAGGAGTCTATATTATATTGTATTGACGAAAATGTAATAAATAATCCTTTATCATTTAGTGACCCTGATTATCATGTAAAATTAGAAGACTCAATATATGATATAGTTCACTATACATTTTCAGATGCTTCATTTATAGGTGCAGACATATTTAAATTTACGGAGGAAATGGAAGAGCAACTTGAAGCAATTATAAGCGACTGTTTAAGCGAATATTTTCAGACCATTGTTCCTCCAAGGTCTTATCCCGATACATATATTATACGGGCGCCAAATATCGCCGAAACACTTAAAAAAATAGAATACTTAAAGTCGATTCCGCAAGATGAACAAAGAACCGCAGCATGGTATATTTTTAGAAACAAGCTCATTACAGCAAGTGCAGCGTGGAAGGTATTTAAATCAGAGTCATGTGTAAATCAACTTATTTATGAAAAGTGTAAACCACTTGCAGTTAATATTTCATGTAACCCCGATGACGTAGATGATGTCGAGAAAGAAAAGGAACAAACAATAGTAGAAAAAACATTTGTAAATACAAATTCACCTCTTCATTGGGGGCAAAAATATGAAAAACTATCTGTTATGATATATGAAGCGCGAAATAAAACAAAAGTAGGAGAATTTGGTTGTATAAAACATCCTAAATATGATTTTTTAGGAGCATCGCCCGATGGTATTAATGTTGACACGTCGTCGCCTTTGTATGGTCGAATGTTGGAAATTAAAAATATAGTAAATCGTGAAATAACTGGAACGCCAATTGAAGAATATTGGATACAAACACAACTTCAAATGCAAGTATGTGATTGCGATGAATGTGATTTTCTAGAAACACGTTTTAAAGAATATGAAGATGAAGAGCAATTTCTACACGACTCGTCATCGGATATTAGTGCCGAGTTTTACTTAACATCTGCTAAAACCATTAAGGGTGTTATTGCATATTTTATGAGAGACGGTAAACCGTTTTATGAGTACGCGCCCTTATACTTAACGCGGGATGAATATGATAGATGGTGTGAAGAAATTATTGACAAGAATGCGGGTATTACATGGTTAAAAAATATATATTGGTATCTTAGTCAGTATAGTTGTGTTCTTATTAGAAAAAATGATATATGGTTTGAAAGCGCAATTAAGAAAATAGAGAGTGTATGGAATACTATTATTGCTGAAAGAGAAACGGGTTATGAACATAGGGCTCCTAAAAAGCGTACTCCTAAGAAAAAAAATAATTTATTTAGCGAAGAAAATACGACAGAATCGGTATGTCTTATTGCAATATCTGATTTAGAATTAAATATATGATCATATGAATGCTGTAAATAACCAGTACACGATAAACAATAAATATTATAAAGTATTTATTGTTTCATTTTTTAAATATAGTTGTAGTTGTAGTTGTAGTTGTATTTATATTTATTCGCACGTATTTGCGGCCCACCAGTTAATCCGCGTTACATTTGCATCTACAGGAATAGCTTTAGATACTACCTTTTTTTTCTGCTGAGTTTTTTCATAAGGAGTTCCGCAGAATTCTGCAGGCAGACATGTACCATCGTCGGGGGATGTCCAGTATTCTTTATTATTTGTTTCCTGCTTATATGAGCTAGGATAAATAGGATATTCTTTCCATACTGTAGATTCATTGTTTTTTGTAACATTCGTATTTTTTTTAACTTCATAGTCTTCATATAAAAGTGGTTGAGTTACAGATATAGGAAATTCACCTGGTTCAAATTTATTATTGTTATTCATATTTGGAGCAAATGTTTCAGTATGGTAGACTTTTACAGTTCCTATAAAAACCATTACTAAAAATACTACTAAAATTATTAAAATAAAATTTATGAAAAAATTTAGGCCATATCGTTTTGTTATACTTGGTTTCATTTTGTTAAATAATATAGTTGTATATACTTAAAAAATATTTTATTATATTGTAATAAATATTTGCTATTCCGTAAATATATAAATAATATACGAATAATATATAAGTAAATTATAATTATAATGAGTAAAAAAATAACGATGCAGTTACCTCCAATGGTAGGCGTTGATGATGATACATCTTTAAGTAGTTCTGGAATTTTTTTAACTCCCAAACAAAAACAGGAACAACGGGAACGACAAGAAAGTATAAAAAGACAGGAGGAAGAGTTTAAAAAGCACGAAGAGTTAAAAAGGCAGGAAGAGTTAAAACGACAAGAAGAGTTAAAAATACAAAAAGAGTTAGAACGTGTTAGGAGAAAGGTTTCTACTACTTTAGAACAGGTACATCCTCAAATACCTTCTAGTTCGGCGCCAGCTACAATTGGTTTAATAAGCGCTACTTTAGCAAGGCACAGAGCAAGACATGCCGCATATGAAAAACAACTTAAATTTTATAATTTGTTGGAAACAAAATATGGTGCGGTTAAAGGAAACGATCGTAGTTACTTGGAAGCACTGGATAGATATCATAATGATAAAGAAAGAAAAGAAGAGGAAAGAAAGCGTCAATCTGCAATAGAAAAACGAGAAACTGAACGTAGAAAAAAGGAAAAAGATGAAAGAAAGCGTCGCGAGAAAGAAGAACAAGAAGAATATATAAGAGCGCAGGAACGGGAGATAGAAAGACAAAGACAGGAAAATATGCAGCATGAACAAATGCGACAACAACAACAACGACGACAACAACAAGAAAGAGAAGATTCTTATTGGCAACAACGCCAACAGCATCAGCAACGTTACCAACAGCAGCAGCAACAGCAGCAGCAACAGCAGCAGCAACAGCAGCAGCAACAGCAGCAACAGCAACGCTCCTATGCTCGCGGTGGACCCGCAGAGGAACCTCAGCTTAGTCCTCGTTCTAGATTATCGCGTAGATACCCGTCGCCTAAGACGAAACGAGAAGCTCTAGCTATTTTAGAATTTGACCCTCGCGGTGATCCTACACAACGCGAAATTAAACTAGCATTTAATAAAATGGCTATACGGCTACATCCCGATAAAAATATGGATAAACCCGATGAAGCATCTGTTCTTTTTAAACAAGTCCATTCTGCGTACAAACTGTTAAGACCTCAAGGTGGTGGGGGCGGTGGTGGTGTTAGTCGGCGCGTTAAACGAAAATACAAAGGGAAAATGAATAAGTCTAGAAAATATAAAATTACAAAACGTCGTAAATAAATTACTAAACTACAAAACTGCAAAACTATATACAAAACAATTAATTATTGTAAAAAGGTATAAATATAATATTCGTAATAATAATACACATATTATATTTACAACAGTCAATTCATATAACAATGCAAAAAAATGATGGGAACATATTCGAAAGCCAAATGCATGTAAAGAAGCGCGATGGTTCTTTTCAAGAAGTAAAATTCGATAAAATTCTGACACGAGTAAAAAAAATGGGAATACAGGCAGGCGTTTCTATAAATTTTTCAGCATTGGTTATAAAAATTATCGACCAGTTATATGACCGCATCCCAACTACAAAAATCGATGACCTTACTGCTGAACAGTGTGCAACGCAGTCATCGCAGCACCCAGACTACGGTACGCTAGCATCTTATATTATTATTTCCAATCATCATAAAAATACTGACCCGTCTTTTGTAAATGTTATGCGGAATTTATATGAGTTTAAAGATAAAGATGGTATTCATACACCCCTTATTTCGGAATATACATGGAATGTTATCAATAAAAATAGCGACTTTTTAGATGAATTTGTATTACAACATTCTAAGAATGATTTTTTATTCGACTACTTCGGTTTTAAAACATTAGAGCGCGCCTATCTTATGAAAATAAACGGTGTTGTTCAAGAACGTCCGCAGTATATGTGGATGCGTGTATCGATTGGAATACACGGCGAAGATCTGAAAAAGGCATGTGAGACATTTATACTTATGTCCGAAAAATATTTTACACACGCTACGCCGACTCTTTTTAATTCTGGTACAATGCGTCCGCAACTTAGTTCGTGTTATTTAATCTCGATGGAAAGTGATAGTTTAGATGGTATTTTCAATACGTTAAAAGAGTGTGCGAATATTTCGAAATGGGCAGGAGGAATCGGTCTTCATATTCACAATGTTCGCGCGGCTGGTAGTTTGATACGCGGTACCAATGGCGCATCTACCGGTATTATCCCTATGCTTCGCGTATTTAATAATACTGCGCGATATATTGACCAGGGTGGGCGTCGCAATGGAAGCTTCGCTATATACTTGGAACCATGGCATGCCGATATTGTAGACTTTCTTGACCTTAAGAAAAATCAAGGTGATGAAGAAATGCGCGCACGTGACTTGTTTTATGCTCTTTGGATACCAGACCTCTTTATGGAAAAAGTAAAAACAAATGAAGATTGGTGCTTGTTTTGCCCCGACGAATGTCCAGGATTAGCAGACGTACACGGTAACGAATTTAGCGAACTGTATAAAAAATACGAAAACTCTGGAAAATTTAAGCGTAAAATAAAATCACGCGATCTTTGGTTTAAAATTCTTGATAGTCAGATGGAAACAGGTACACCTTACTTGTGTTATAAAGATGCAGCAAACAATAAAAGCAATCAAAAAAATCTTGGTACTATAAAATCGTCTAACTTGTGTACCGAAATTATCCAGTATTCGGACAGTAATGAAACAGCGGTATGTAACCTTGCAAGTATAGCTCTTAACAGATTTGTTAGTCATGACGAGCATACTTCACAATATACTTTTAACTACGAACAGCTACACGATGTTGTTCGCGTTGTTACAAGAAACCTAAACCGCGTTATTGACATAAATTACTATCCGACCGAAAAAACGAGAACGAGCAACTTGCGTCATCGACCAATTGGTATTGGTGTGCAAGGAATGGCCGATGTTTTTTTCATGATGAATATTGCATTTCATAGCGAAGAAGCTATTAAAATTAATAAATTGATATTTGAAACAATATATCATGCAGCATTATCAGAATCAAATATTATTTCAGCAGAACGCGCACATTTTTTTGATTTATTAGACACAACATCGGGCAGTATATCAAAAGACTATTTAAATACGTCTACGAACGAAAAAATTAATCTGACAAACGATGAATATAATAACCTAAAAAATACCCCTAATTTATTAGGCGCTTATTCTTCTTTCATTGGTTCGCCAATGTCTAATGGAATTTTTCAGTTTGACATGTGGAATATCGCACCCACACCCGACCGCTATGACTGGGAGTCACTACGTTCAGAAATTATAAAACATGGTTTACGAAACTCTCTTCTCGTTGCACCTATGCCTACCGCAAGTACTTCTCAAATCCTTGGTAATAATGAATGTTTTGAACCGATTACTAGTAACATTTATATGAGACGAACCCTTGCAGGGGAGTTTATTATGGTGAATAAGTATTTGATTCGAGAGTTTATTAGTTTAGGTATATGGAATGAAAAGATAAAAAATAATATTATTGCGAACCGGGGAAGTATTCAACAGTTGGATCCTACGCTATTACCTGGTTTAACTGACCATATCAAAAATAAATATAAAAATGTTTGGGAGATACCTATGAAACATTTAATAGATATGGCTGCTGACCGTGGAGCATTTATTTGTCAGAGCCAGAGCTTAAACTTATGGATTGAAGAACCAAACTATAATACTCTTACGTCAATGCATTTTTATTCGTGGACGCGCGGTCTTAAAACCGGTATTTACTACTTGCGCAGAAAACCAAAACATCAGGCACAACAGTTTACGATTGAGCCGGAAAAAAATGATAATGATAATGATAATAATAATAATGATAGTGAAAATATTAGTTTTAGTAAGTATGGTAATGTTATTGATGGCGATGGTGGTAGTGGTGATGCAAATACATGCGAGATGTGTTCTTCGTAATTTTTACTTTATTTTAATAATTTAGCAACAGTTATCGCGAAATAGTACCCGAAAGTGTCGCGACTCAAGCGACAAATTCACATTGTGCGCAAGTTTGCAATAACACTTCAGTGTTACTATTGTATCAGCGAGAGAGTTGTGTAAATTCTGTGGTGCTGGAACTCCTGGAAACAGGTGCTCATATAATTCCATCAACTTGGGAAACTTGAAACCCTTTGTTCCATTTGAAAACGTGTAATCGATTTTGCAAACATCTTTGCTGTTTTTCATAGTACAGTAATCCGCAGGAAAATTCATTCTGATATTGTTTCGTATTCCTTCTACTAAAATAAAACGCTTGTCAAATGAAACATTGTGCCCTACACAAAGGTCTACTTTCCCAAGGGCGTCGCGAAGCCGAATAAGAGCATCTTGTATTGAAACTCCTTTACTGTCCATGATTTCGCGCGTAATTCCGTGTATTCCTTCCGAAACAGGGTCTACGATAACCCATGGATTAAGTTTAATGTACGCATCATATGTTTCGTCTATTTCACCTTTTTCCATATTATATATAATATAACTTACCTGCATTACATGCGGCCATTTGTCGGCATCGTATATAGATGCATTGCGCTCTTTGGGTAATCCGGATGTCTCAGTGTCGAAAACAAGAACTTTCATTGTGTTTGTTGTTGTGGTTGTTGGATAGATTTAGGTTGTTTTTCTTTTTGAATTATTTCTGTGTATTATTTACGCTATTCATTTTACTTCAATTTGTCATAAATTTTTATTCATTTACTAACATAAAATATTTGTAATATGTATAGGTAGTTATTTATACATTAAATGGTGAAAAGAAGTTCAGGATTGGGCGGCGGTGGGCTTTTCGGCTCGGGAATTTTTGGTTTTTTTGGAACTACGATAAATTGTGATTCGAAAGATGATTCTACTTATTGTAACATTATGAAAATATTCAACCTCTTAATAATATTTTTTGTCGTTATGTATATTTTGTTTATTATATATGGAATTTTTATTTCTCCTTTAATGAGAAAACGAAGATAAATAGTGTAATAATATTGCGATTTTATATTACTACTACTAGTAGGATACGATACGATACAATACAATACAATAATCGCATCATGTTTAAGAAAACTCTTTGCATATCCCAAAGCTTTTTCTATGCCATTGACTAATCCCGTGTGTTTTGATACCTTCCATATGTTTTTTTGTACCATATCCTTTGTTACTTTCCAGGTCATAGCGCGTGTTTAGCTCTGGTGTTTCTTTACACATTTGCATAATATACTCATCACGTGTAACCTTTGCAAGAATTGAAGCAGCGGCAATAGACGCATATGTATTATCGCCACTCTCAATGCATTTATACGGTATTTGCATATAAGAATCGTTGCATAGTTTCATCATAGGTATAAAGTCGTTCCCATCCACCAGTAAATATAGTTTATCGGGTGTTTTATTCATTTTTTCCATTAAATCATTCACCGCATTATGCATACAGTCTATTGTAGCTTTTCTTATATTTTTTTCATCTATTTCATTGTGTTCTGCATATGTAACACTCCATGCGACTGCGTGTGATTTTATATACTCGGCTACTTCTTTTATTTTTTTGTCGGAATGAAATTTTTTACTATCTTTCATTTTTGAAAAGTCAAATTGTTTGCTATCTTTAGGTAAAACAACAGCTCCAATATATACTCGCCCAAACATAGGACCTCTTCCTGCTTCATCTATGCCGATTTCAATAAATGGTTGAGTCGCGGTGTCTGTATTTTCGCTTTCAAAATATGACGACTTTAAAATATGCTGACTATATTTTGGTTTAACAGGTATAGTTGCTTTGCTATCGGTCTTCGTTTTTTCATTTGTCGATTCGTTATTGGATTCGGAAATATTTACAGATGTTTTAGATTTCATAATTGTGCTGTATTTAGTTTTGTTCTTATTTTATAATAATATAAATATATATTAATCAATTTTTTTCCATATATATATTATATTATTTATATTTAATAATGAAATTAACAAAAATTCATATATTCCTTATATTATTACTCGCGCTCGTGTTATGTTCTACTTTAGGTATGTGTTCTAATCAAGGAATAGAAGGCTTTTCAAGTAGAAGTGACGATAAAAGAACCTATGAAAACTATTCCGATTATAATACACAAAAGAATGATGATAATATACGAAGTATAAACTATGTCGATAAAAAATCCGCCAACTACAACAATCCTTTTTATAATAAGGCAAACTGGAATAGTGACAAGAGTCATCATGACGATGATGATGACGACGATCGTTCTAACATGAATACGAAAAAACCCAAGTACTCAAAATATAGAGACTCGAGTGATAGAGAATCAAGCAATAGAATAATTGACAGAGTAGGTATTTTCGACTCTGTCGCCAAAGGGAATGTAAATGGTTCAACTTACAATATTAAAGAAACTACTGTAAAGGAAGATGAAGGTGTTCCAAGAAGTAGAATCCCGCCCGGGCAAGAAAACTTGTATATTCTTAAGTCAGAGATTGTACCACCTATTTGCCCCGCGTGTCCAAACGTAAACTGTAACAATAATACTAATAGCGACTCTAAGAAATGTCAACCATGTCCTCCATGTGCGAGGTGCCCTGAGCCGTCATTCGAGTGCAAAAAAGTTCCTAACTATAATAGCGGGAATTTGATGAATCAGTTACCAATTCCTTGGGCTGATAAGTTATAATTTATGAGTTGTGAATTATCGAATTATTTATTTTGAATTAACTCAAATCTCACGCATCTGTAACATCTCATGTTTTATACATTGTCTAAAACATGAATGACTGAACGACCGAACGAACGAACGCGGATCACCACTTAGCCCCGAACCTTTATGCATTTGTTATCCACTACAAAAGACGGCGTTTTTTCTTCTTGTGGAACAATTTGTATAACACATTTTGCCTTTTTCCCATATAAAGGCTCTGTACATCCTTTTTCTTTTTTACGCGTATTATTAAATTTGAATATTTTGGGTGCATCATTTTGTGTACATCTAGATCTGAAGTGTTCATACCGTTCGCGTATATCACAATAAGAAAGCCCTGATTTTTTATCCAACATTTTATTAACTATTTCATGCAAATTATAAATATATCTTGAGAATGTCTCGCGGTTTTTCATATGACACGGTTTTATTGGGTGCGCTTTTAAATTATTTTCTAAATTCATTCTACAATATTTGCACGGAAGAACATTCGCAAGACTTTCGACGAACTCCTTATATTGTTTTTTGTTTTCTTCGGTGGGAGTTATTGGATAGTTGAAACTTATAGTATGTAAAAGATGCCATGCTGCCGGACCCCATACACTAGTCAACATTCCGTCACCGCTCATATAATCCTTACGCGAAAATGTACGGTTTTTACCTTTTATTTTATTTGTAAAATTTCTTTTTTTGTTTTTGGTTTTGTTTTGTGTATTGTTTTTGTTATTTTTATACGCCATTAATCTATTTTTATATATATATAACAATATATTATGTCAAATAATTCAATAGAAACATTAAAGGGATTTTCGGAATCTATTAAAAATACTACATATATTATTATTTTAGGTTTAGTTCTTATTATAGTAACATACGGTACAAAGATAGCTAATAATAGTTTTACTTCTTTGGTAATAAAAGTAGGAATTGTTGGTCTATATTTATACGTATTTACAGTTGTTTATAAATCGCTTGGTACAATTTTTAATACAAAAGGATTATTTTTGGAACCATCTATGGCTAAAGTTAAAATGTTTTTTATACTGTATTGTATATTTGAGCTAGCAGTATTAATACTGGTTATATATATATTTTATACTATCTTCAGATAAACATAGGTCGCTATTGGTCGCCAGTACATTAATTATTTTTAGTTACTTTTAGTAATATGTCATAGTACTCTTTATCGGTAACAAATGACTGAATTTTAATATCTATTATTTTCCCATCTGAAGAGCGAAAAAGCATTGCGATGTATATATATGTTAAATGATACTAGTAGTTTATATTTAGTTATACTATATTTTTAAATTGTTGTAATAAATATTTAGTAGTATATTATTCGTTTATTCACAAAACATATATTAATCTTTTATATATATAATATAATATAGAGACAAATGGCTGATTCAGTATTTAAGTTTAAAAAAGTAATAAATTCTTTACCAACTGCTAGTAGGTATATTTTAATAGCATCTTTTGCTGCTATTTTAATAGCATGTGCTTATTATATTTATAAAACATATATTGTTCCGCAATCCGACCGTTCCCTTCTAGAAGGATACGCAACTGGTATGAATATGAGGAATGAACATCCGAATGAGGAGGTAGTAACGCTATACTTTTTCGGAGTTGAATGGTGCCCTCATTGCAAACACGCCAAACCTGAATGGGATTCTTTTGTAAAAGAAAACGAAAGCAAGAGCTTTAACGGTAAGAAAGTAAACTTTGTAAGTGTAGACTGCGATAAAGACTCCGCCCTTGCCGACAAGTATGACGTATCCGGTTATCCGACAATCAAGTTGGACACTGGGTCGGATGTGATCGAATTTAAATCAAAACCTGAGAAGGATGCGCTTACTAAATTTTTAACTAGTTCTCTTTAATTAGTTCTCTTTAATAGCAATATATCGTATATATAAATACAAGTCGCATAAATACAAGTACAATATTACGTGTATTTATGATTAAAATAGTATAATTATATTTGTAAATTTTTTAAATATTTTAAATTATTTTTCACCAATTTGGCGTAGTTCTATTATTTATTTAGTATTATGTCATTTTTCAAACAAAATGTTTATAAAATAGTAATAAAATAAACGTTTATATTATAATTTCTACACATTTATATATAATCATATCATGTTTTTTCAAAAAAATACATATAGAATTTGTATGACATTCCAAGAATTAAAAAATGTATCACCGTCGCCAAGAATACCGCCCACGTCTACTTTCGATATCAAAATGGATTGTTACGAAAATATTGTTAAAATTTCGCAAACTATTGATATTAACCAACTTATTTTTATTTTAAATAATATTGAAAAAACTAAAGAGAAGAAATTTGTGGATATTGATAAAAGTAATAATAATATTCCAAAAAATGTTATTGACAAAATAAATTCGTATTATGAATACTCGTTTATATTTTAGTGAACATGATATTCATATTTTTCACAATTACTACTAGTAATAATATTATTTGTAACTATATGTTTCGACGACGATAATAATATTTTTTCATAATTTAAAAATGGACATGGTTTAGCACTTGGTAAATTGTAAAAATTTTCCATTATTCTACTATCATGTGATATTGACAGACACACTTGATTATTATTGCCTTTTGTAACTCTATCTAAATGAAAAATTCTATATTTGAAAGCATAATTTAAAGGTATATATTTATTTTTAAGAAATATTCCCGCGATAACATTATCACATCCCATACACATTCCGATTGAAAAATCGTTATTATTTTGTAAATTTTTCATCTTGTCGCTTTTTTTAAATACCCAACAATCTTGTGACCAACATTTAAATGCCGAAAAATCTATAAATACATCACCTTTCTTATTGATTTCGTGTCTTGATAAACAAAGAGCTATATTGTCATTCAACAAATCTGAAACAGAATACCATTCAAAAGAATCTTCTAATATAATATCACTATTTGATAAACAAATTATTTCATCATCTTTGAATGTTTCGGAACAAAATGTAATAAAATAATTCCATGTCAGTCGATCCTTTATATTATTCGCAAAAAGTGATTTATCAGTGTTTTCATCTATACCACCATTTTTTAGACCTTTTTTTATATAACTAAATCTATCATTGAATTTATTAAAGTCAGGGACATGTGTATATTTATACTCACTCTCACTTTTTTGTATCTTAATATTTATTAATTTCTCGTTGTTTTTAATACAATCCGGAAAAAAATCAATATGACCTTCGTATAAATTATAAATTTTTTTAATACATTTATTGTTTAAATTATTATGAAGACATAATAGTAATTCTTCTAATTTTTCGGGTCGTTTTATCGGATATGTCTGAATAACGAGATTAATATCACCATGTTGTTTATGTGTATTGTATGTTGTTTGTTCGAGATTTATAAAATTAGAATAATTAAATTTATTTTCACGAAGATATCGTTCATGATGATGATCCAAATTCATTGTATATTGTATATAAAATATAATGATATATAATTATATATAATTAAAATTATAACCGTATAATAAAAATTTAAAATATGTAAAATATTTTACAATTATTGTAGCGCATTCGCTTAATATTCATCGATTCGTTTCTTTCGTTATTTCATAATGGTTACCACTCGTTCTTCTAATAATATGGGCAATTAATAAGCTTAATCTCGCGCATCTGTTGCGCCTCATTGGTTTAAAGGTCTCCATTTTTATGCTCACCAGATAAAGAGTCGCGATGCGAAACGAACGATTCATAATTTTCTTCAGCTGTTTTTATACCATACGATATCAGGTTACTGCGATGTTCCGAAGAAAAAGGAACTTGTGTCCAAGAATCATATGTTGTAAAAATATTCATGTTGCATACTACTTCATACGGTATTTTTTCCAGTACAAGTTCGTCATTTATACGATTAAAAATATTCAGGGTAATTTTCTCTAAAAAGTCAATAATACTGGATTCGTGTGTGATAAGACCATCATTAATGTCAGAGGATTGAAATTTTTTAATACCTAGTATTTCTTCATGTTTACATCCCGTATCTTCTAGACAAATATTTACAGCATAGTTACTAAAAATACCACCATCAATGTAGCACTTATCGTCAATTATAACAGGCGTAAATATAAGAGGAAAAGCCGACGTCATAGATAAAGCAATAACTAGTTCAAGGTCGGGGTGTGTTTTATGTGATATAATATTTCTAGTAAAATGATTTGCATCACATGTGATAAAATTAAACTCTATACCGCTATATTCATAAAACTCTTTCATGGTTACTGTAGGTCGCAATCCTTTTGCTTCAAATAAAATAGTATACTTTTCTAAAAATATAGAGTAAGAATTTATTAGACCCTTATTGTTATATAGTTCAAGTATATTTTCAACACCGATTTCTTCAAATAATTTTTCCCATGGTCTTTTTACTAAATATTCATTAATATATTCGTAGTCGTATTTTAGAGATAAGTATACTGCTAACAATGCTCCAATAGATGTTGCATATATAGATTTAATATTTTTTATATTCCAGAATTCTTTATCGTGTAGATATTTTAAAGCACCAAAAGCAGATAAACCAAAAGGACCTCCACCGCCTATAACTAAATGCTTAATTGTCATTTTAATATAATAATAAATTTTAATTATTATATTAACACAATAGGATTAATTATATATATTTTTTTCTATTTATGATTTAAGAGTTATATTGTTAGTTATATTTTATGGATGAACTGTTTCGAAACAAAGAAGATAGCGACAAAATAAAAAAAATAAACCTCGAAGAGTTATACGATAGAAAGAAAACATACGATTTATCAAAACTATCGATATACAATAAAATACTAAATAGGATTCATGAAAAAATAAAAATAACATCTCGTCAAAAAGTAGATACACAGTTTTGTTGGTACGTTATTCCAGAAATTATGTTAGGCGTTGCATCATATGACCGTGCATCATGTATTAGTTATATTTTAGAAGAGCTTACGAACAATGGATTTGTTGTTAGATACACTCATCCAAATTTAATATTTATTTCATGGAAGCACTATGTTCCTTCGTATGTACGTACCGAGTTTAAAAAAAAAACAGGTATATTAATAGATGAGCACGGGAACCGCATAGACGAACTAGATGAAAACGGTAATCCGATACCACCATCACAGGTGATAAATAACCCACTAGGCGCAAATAGCATAGATCCATTTAATATGGGTTTGACCCGTAAAGTAATTTCCAAGAATGGTAGCGAAAATGCTACTAATAAAAAGGAATTTAAACCGATAAATGATTACAAACCGACAGGTAATTTAGTATACGGTAAAGATCTATTTAAAAAAATAGAGGACAAGTTTTCATAAATATTTGCTGCAATCATTTTGTCGCCAATATTTCGGTGAAATGGAGCAGAATGATGTGAGCGACCACGCTTTTCAAAAGATATCCCAAAGATGTCCCAAAAGTTGCGAAAGTCATTTGTTGAAAAGTCTACTCCCACAAAAAGGGAGATGTTTTGTATATCTTCCATAAATATCATAAAATATCACTGTTTTTTATTTCGCAGCATTATGGTCGCCACGTGACCACGTCTTTATAAAAATATCAAAGCAAAAAGGTAACCCCGCAAAATTGGGAGGGCGGACGCCGAAAGAGTGATGATGTATTGAAATTTCAACTCTCGGAGGCCCTTTTTGAAAAATGGACATTTATAAATGTCCATTTTTGAAAACCGGGGGTAGAGATTTAAAAAAAACGATGCATTCGTCACTCAGAGCATAATGCTCTAAATCGTGTTTTTAAGTTGAAAATTTTGTTACCATAACTTTTTACATATTTTTATATATTATATGAAAAGGGTTTAGGCATTTTTTATGTTACTCTATATATATACGAAATGGATAACCAAAAAAATGCCGAAAAATGCCCGATTTTTGTATGCAAAAAATGTGACTTTAAATGCTCTAAAGAATCTAACTATAAATTACACATTGACACCAACAAGCATAAAAGAGTAACCGAGAGTAACAAAAAAATGCCGACCAAAGAAGAGAAGACTTTTAAATGCATATGTGGTAACAGTTATAAATACAGACCGGGACTAGCAAAGCATAAGAGAACGTGTATTATGGAAAAAACTCACCCATCATCTTCTATAGTAACTAACGATAACTTTGACATCACCGATGGTATCGTTTTAGAAAATGAAATTAATAAAAAAATCGACTTAACGACGGATAAAGAGTTGAAGGAGTTAGTTAAGGAGTTAATCAAACAGAATGGTGAACTTGTTAAGACGATAAATGAGATAGTTCCTAAAATTGGGAATACAAATATTACAAATAATAATAATAATAATAACTTTAATTTGAATGTA